TTGATAGCAAGCACAGAGAACAATGCAGACAAGCGAGAGGGCATAAGTTATGACTGACAGAGAACTATTAAAGCATGTGTTTAATGCTTGGGAAGATCATTGGACGAGCGACCTACAAAGTGAATTGCTTGAGGAGATACGCATCCGACTCTCACAATGCGAACGATGCGGCGAAAAGAATCCGGCTGAGATACATACGTGTACACCGATAAACAAAGAATGGCAGGGGCTGACGGAAGATGAGATAGCACAGTTGATGTTTAAGTGTGACGTAATTGTCACTGGCCCTACGCAGTTTGATTTTGCCAACGCTATCGAGGCCAAGCTAAAGGATAAGAACACATGACTGATTTTAAAGACCCAGAAGTGCAGCGCAAAATTCTGACTGACTACCTGCAAGTAATGATTGCTCGATGCGATTGGCACGGGGTAGCTGACGTAGCTATGGACTTGCGCGAGATGGAGGCCGAGCGCCGCACGATGAAGGAGAAGAACATTTGACTACACTGAAACAACTAGCAGACTATCTGGAAGATAACGCACGTAACGAGATGGATAACGAAGCTGCTACAGCCCTGCGTAAGTACAGTCAGCTGTTTAAAGCTGCACATGAGATGGTTAGCGCAAAGACTCACGAGCATAGTAAAGCTGCGTACGTCGATATGATAGACCTCATTAAAGGAAAGGTAAATGAATGACAGCAAACTTAAGCTAATTAAAATTTCAGCGCGAGTGCCGGAGTACGTAGCAGACTATTTCAAGAACAACTACTACAACGGCAGCAAGCAAATACGCACAGCACTAGAAGAATATGTCCAACGTGAAGGAGCTAAGTATGAAAACAAAACCAACCCACCTACGAGGTAATTATGGCAGGTACACCAGAGAGCAAAGTCAAAGCCGCAGTAGTCAAGCTGCTTAAACAGTACGGCGCGTATTATTTTTTCCCCGCCACACACGGTTACGGGCGCTCTGGTGTGCCTGACATTGTCTGCTGCGTTAAGGGTAAGTTCCTAGCCATAGAGTGTAAGGCTGGCAAGGGCGAGACAACTGCTCTGCAAGATAAAGAGATCAACACTATCCGTACGGCGCAAGGTGTGGCTGCTGTGGCCAGAGAAACTAATCTCGATATGATCGAGCAGATACTGAAGGAGCTAACGCATGAGTGAAGAAATCAGCGTAGGTGTAAAGATATTGCTGGAACGCGCTAAGTCTAATCCTGAAGAAGTGATGGATGACTACGGCAAATGGGGGCAGCTACGAGACGCTGTGTATGCCTATGTAGAAAAGGGTGAACGCCGTCCGTGGGTACGTGGACTGCGGCCTGACGAGATAGACCTGCTGTACGAAGCGTTTAGCATACATGCGCGGCAGATATTCGACGACTACGTGCTGAAGAACGTGCTAGGCGCAGACGAAGAAGAAACGCCAAAGGTAGACGCATACATGCTGTCGCAGGGTAAGAGAGCAGTTGGTGGTGGTGGCACTAACTACAACCCACACCAAAACGCAATCCAACCCGGTTCGTGGCAAAACGTGGCGAGTCAGACTTCAAACACGTCGATAACTAAGTCACTAAAGAACGCGCTAGGCATCAAATGAAAATAATTGCGCTCGACTTCGAGACGTACTACGACAAGGAGTACAGCCTCAGCAAGATAACGACTGAGGAGTACATACGTGATGAACGATTTGAAACTATAGGTGTAGGGGTAAAAGAAGATGGACAAGACGCGGTATGGGTATCGGGTACACACGAAAAGATCAAGAAGTATCTGGATTCGCTCAACCTTCACGAACATCTGGTGCTGGCTCACAACGCTATCTTTGATGCCGCTATACTTAATTGGCGTTTTGACATTCGCCCTAGGGGTTGGCTTGACACGCTTAGCATGGCACGTGCTCTGCATACCGTTGAGGTGGGGGGATCACTGGCTGCACTCGCTGCGTATTACAGGCTGGGTGAAAAAGGAACAGAGGTCGTCCAAGCTCTCGGTAAGAGGCGCACGGACTTTACGGCGGTAGACCTAGCTGCGTACGGCGAGTACTGCAAGAACGACTGCCACCTAACGCTAGAGCTATTCAGGATACTGACGCAGGGGTATAGCAACGTTGAACTCAAGCTGATTGACCTGACCATCCGTATGTTCTCAGAGCCAGTGCTTATGCTGGACGCAAACATACTGCTCGACCATATCCACGATGTGCAGGTTGAGAAGAAGCGGCTACTAGATTCGGTGACGATGGTGGACAAGGATCAGCTGATGAGCAATCACAAGCTGGCCGCTACGCTTAGGCTGCTGGGGGTAGAGCCGCCGACAAAGATCAGCCTGACCACAGGCAAGGAGACCTTTGCTTTCTCGAAGACGGACGAGGGGTTCAAAGCGCTGCTGGAGCATGAGAACATACAGATTCAAGCTATTGCCGCTGCGAGGCTAGGCGTAAAGTCTACGCTCGAGGAAACCCGTACCCAGCGGTTCATAGAGATTGCCTCCCGAGGATCTATGCCAGTTCCCCTACGCTATTACGCCGCCCACACGGGACGGTGGGGTGGTGACGACAAGCTTAACCTGCAAAACCTACCCCGTAAGTCGCCCCTGAAGTCTGCCATCTGCGCCCCGTCCGGCTACGTAATGATTGATGCTGACTCTTCCCAGATCGAGGCGCGGACGCTGGCGTGGCTGGCTGAACAGGACGACCTTGTGGCTGCGTTTGAAGCAGGTGAGGACGTGTATAAGATCATGGCGTCTGCTATATACAACAAGCATATCCCTGACATATCCCCCGCCGAACGCTTTGTCGGAAAGACAACTATTCTGGGTTGCGGTTATGGCATGGGTGCGGCTAAGTTTCAGGCACAGCTAAAGAACTTCAAAGTGTATATCGAGCTGGAAGAAGCTACGCGCATCATTGATACATACCGGCATACATACCCACAGATCACCGCGTTCTGGAAGACTGCTGGTAAGGCTCTGGACTACATACGTGATGACCAGTCGTTCGAGTTCGGGCGTGACGATGTACTGAAGGTTGACGGCAAGAAAGGCATCCTGTTACCCAACGGCCTGTACATAAAATACCCTAACATACGGCGGGTGCAAAAGGATGACGGCACGTCAGAAACCGTGTACGATACAAAGAGGGGGAAAGCGACTATACCTAATAGGATATACGGCGGTAAGGTAACAGAGAACGTATGCCAAGCTTTAGCCAGACTAGCAATCGGTGACCAGATGTTGCGAATAGCTAGGAAGTACAAGGTGGTAATGACGGTGCATGACGCGGTTGCTTGCATAGTTCCTGAAGCAGAAGTTGAGCGCGGGATTGAGTACGTAGAGCTGTGTATGAAGCTGCGGCCTGAATGGGCGCTAGACCTGCCGCTTAACTGCGAATCGGGACATGGTAGTAATTACGGAGAATGCTAGTGATAGTAGACACAATTAACTTTAAGAGGGTATGGGCAGCGGTTACCGCGTGGTGGGCTAGTTCCATGATGGCAGTGCTGCTATTCCTGTTGGGGTTGTACATCGGCAGTACTAATGCAGAGAGCCGTATAGCTTCAGACTGCAAATTCGCCGGTGCGTTCCGCGTAGAGATTCAAGCATTCATTTGCCAGAGGAAGTTATGAGCATCGCGTGGTCATACAGCAGCATCAAAACTTTCGATCAATGCCCGAAGAAATACTATCACTTAAAAATAGCGAAAGATGTTAAAGATGCGGACACGACTGCAACGCTCTACGGTACGGAGCTTCATACGGCGGCGGAGGAGTTTATTGGTTTAGGCAAGCCTCTTCCCGCACGTTTCCGTTTCATTGGCAAAACACTTGAAGCGTTACAAAAAATTCCGGGCGAGAAGTACTGTGAGCTTAAACTCGGCGTTGCGAAGAGGGATGGTAAATTCACGCCTTGTGATTTCTTCGCTAAGGATGTCTGGTGGCGGGGCATAGCTGACTTGCTCATAGTCAACGAGGAGAAACAGCAAGCCTACCTTGTGGACTACAAGACTAGCAAGAACGCCAAGTACGCAGATACAAAGCAGCTAGACCTGCTAGCCGGTGCGGTGTTCACGCACTTCCCAAAAGTTATGGAGATTAAGTCTGCGTTGCTGTTTGTGGTTAGCAACGAAATGATAAAGAAAGAACACGAGTTCATGATGCAGAGGTCGTATATGAACTCCATGGAGCCGGAGCTTACACGGCTTGAAGCAGCTATTAAAAACAATGTATGGAACCCCAACTCCGGGCCGCTATGTAAGTTCTGTCCGGTCACTGAATGTGCACACAATAGAAAGGGCTAGTCATGCCTTACGTAAACAAAACTAGGCCGTACAAGAAAGAGTACGAACAACAACTCTCACGAGGTGAGCATGAAGATCGTATGGAACGGCAACGTGCCCGTAATGAGATGGACAAGAAAGGTGTTAAACGCGCCGGGAAAGATATTGACCATGTGGTGCCGCTTTCAAAGGGCGGTACGAATGCACCAGCAAATCTGAAGCTAAAGAAGCCAAGCGCAAATCGTTCGTTCAGCCGCAACTCAGACCATACCGTTAAAAAGAATGCGCCCAAGAAATAATGCAAATCGTAAACGACAAGGTAATAGTCATCAGGACTAGAAGGCCGCTCTTAGTCATAGAGAAGATTAAGAAGAGTAAGATCATCGGCTGGCTCCCAGACGGGCTGCATGATGTGGCTGTGTTCTTTGGGCTGAAAGAAGCGCAAGCCCTGACCGATCTAAAGATTAAGGGTGTACCGTCAACGATAAATCGTGACTACAACTGGCCGGGTTTGTTCAAGCCGTTTGAACATCAAAAAGAAACCGCTGCATTCTTGACACTACGCAAACGTGCATTCTGTTTTAACGAGCAGGGTACAGGCAAGACGGCTGCTGTTATCTGGGCGGCTGACTATCTGATGAAGATAGGCGCGGTGCGTCGTGTGCTTATCATTTGCCCTCTGTCTATTATGAAGTCCGCATGGCAGCAAGACTTGTTCAAGTTCGCCGTGCATCGCAGCTGTGACATTGCGTACGGTAAGCGGGAGCAACGCGTCAAGGTAGTACAAGGCGGTGCTGAGTTTGTCATCGTAAACTTCGACGGGCTTGAGATTATTAAAGACGAGATAGCCAACGGTGGGTTCGACCTGATTGTAGCTGATGAAGCCTCTGCATATAAGAACATACAGACTAACCGCTGGAAAACATTAAAGACACTACTCACACCAGACACGTGGTTGTGGATGCTTACTGGCACACCTGCCGCACAGTCGCCTGTCGATGCGTTCGGTCTGGCTAAGCTTATTAACCCTGACGGCATACCTAAGTTCTTCGGTCAGTTCCGCGACAAGGTCATGGAGAAGGTCGGGCAGTTCCGCTGGGTACCCCGCGCTAACGCAGAGGTGACAGTACACAATGCACTGCAACCTGCGATACGGTTTGAGAAAGCGCAGTGTCTTGACCTACCAGACGTTACGTATGTCGAGCGTGAAGCACCGCTTACGTCTCAGCAAAAAATGTATTATAAGATTTTGAAAGAGCAGATGCTGATGGACGCGGGCGGTGAAGAGGTTACCGCTGTCAACGCAGCAGTTAAGCTTAATAAACTTCTGCAAATTTCTGGTGGCGCTGTCTATTCTGACAATAAGGAGGTCATTGAGTTCGACGTATCAAACCGGCTGAAAGTTGTGCAGGAAGTTATTGAAGAGGCTAGCCATAAAGTGCTAGTGTTCGTACCGTTCACGCATACGATACAGTTACTCAAAGATCATCTGACTAAGGTTGGCATAACTAGTGAGATTATTAATGGACAGATTTCTGCGGGTAAACGCTTCGAGATATTTCAGCAGTTCCAGAACAAGCCCGACCCTAAAGTGTTAATCATTCAACCACAGGCAGCTTCGCACGGTGTTACGCTTACAGCAGCAGATACAATAATCTGGTACGCACCTGTCACTAGTGTAGAAACATACCTACAAGCAAACGCACGTATCAATCGCCCCGGCCAGAAGAACGCTATGACTATCGTGCATATCAAAGGTAGTCAAGTTGAGACACGTATGTACAACGTGCTGCAAGGCAACATTGCCAACCATACAAAAATAATTGATCTGTACAAACAAGAACTCAACGAAAAGTAGTTGACACTGTTAAGAGATGGTGTATAGTAGGTCTTGGGGAAAGCGGATGCTGGCTTCGCATATCGCGTGGCGTGATTGGGCAAAAGCCTGTCGCAAACAGTGCAGCGAGTACCCACCCGTGTTTGTGTAGTGGGAGTGAGTAGTGAGGTTTGACAAGCCGAGCGGTGTGTGGCGCTAGTAACTACCGCAGCGGGGGCAGGGCGATCCTTTGTAGCACTCCAAGTGCCCTGTGACCCCGCACTAACGAAGGAGCTAATGATGGACGATATACCTATAAACAAACTTACTAAAGTTTATATAAAAATACGCGACGCAAGAGAAGCACTATCAAAAGAATACGCAACCGCTGATGCAACACTAGTAGAACAAATGGCGGTCGTTGAGCAGCAGATGTTGGAGATGTTTAAGAAGAACGAAGCAACGAGTGTTAAGACCCCCGCCGGTACCGTGATGCGTCGCGTGGCTACAAGGTACTGGACTAACGACTGGGACTCGATGCACAAGTTCATAAAAGAAAACGATGCACTAGGGTTGTTAGAACAGCGCGTGCATCAAACCAACATGAAGCAGTTTTTAGCAGACAACCCAGATGTATTTCCCCCCGGTATGCTTGTAGATAGCAAGTATGCAATCACAGTTAGAAGGAGCCGTACGTAATGAGTAACGATATCTCAATCTTTAAGAACCGCGATGTAGCAGTCGCTGGCAAGAAATCCCCTAGTGCACTGACACAGTCGCTGATGAAACAGGGTGGTAGGCTTAAACGCATTTCACCACGTAACGGTATGTTCGTCCGTGTAGTTAACGGCGACGTAGCTGGCAAGCTTAAGCCACCACTGCGTGTTGTACTGGTAGGTGTAGCGCAAGCTAATGCACAGCGTCAGTTCTACATCAAGTCGTACGACCCTAACGCTGAAGCCACTGCGCCTGACTGCTGGTCAAATGACGGCAACAAGCCTGACGCTAGCATCAGAGCGCCACAGGGTAAGACTTGTGAGACTTGCCCACAGAACGTCAAAGGTTCTGGTTCCGGTAATACACGTGCATGTCGCTTTGAGCGTCGTGTTGCAGTCATCATGCCTGATGAAGTTGGTGGCAATAACCACGGCGACATCTATCAGATGAAGTTTGCATCGAAGTCTATCTTCGGTAAAGGCGCAGGTCAGGTGTTTCCGCTGAACGCTTACATCGACTACGTTATTGCTAACGGCGAGAACATCGACGGTGTTATTACAGAAGTTACTTTCAATGAGGACAACGACAATCAGTCGGTACTGTTCCGCGCTGTTGATTTTGTAGCTTCGCATCCTGAACTGCAAGCCGCAGCGGATACAGCTGTAGCTTCGCCTGAAGCGCAGAAGGCCGTGACGCTGACCGTAGCTGCTGTGGACAAGGGTGAGGGTGGCGCGAATGAAGAGTTCGAGACGGCGAAGAAGCCTGTTACTAAAGCGGCGACCGTGGAAGTGGAAGAGGAGGAATCTCCTGTCGTTGAACCTACGAAACGCGCTAGTAAAAAGGCAACGCCACCCCCTGCGGAGACCAAGAGTTTGGCTGACGTGGTTAGTGCTTGGAGTGACGACGAGGAGTAATACATGAGCTACGGCTATAGCCAACAGCTCGTTAGCGCAAACCGGCGTGCTAGTAAGAAGTCGCCGGGTGTGTTGCTGGGTAGGGTATGTATCGCTGCAGACTGTCCAGTGTCCGAGATTGCAGGCCGTATCGGTGTGAGCCGCACTACGGTCTACAACTGGTTCACAGGACTCTGCATCCCAGCAGCCAAACACATCATGCTTATTGACGAGCTTATACAAGAGCTGAATCGCAGCAAGTAAAATTACGCCGCACGTGGGTGCGGCTTTTGGGGGGGAGCAATCCTCCCCTTTTTTACCCTCTAAAAAACCATGGCTGACTTTGACCTACTAGATAACGTGCTATCGCCCGATGGGTGGTTCGCCGTTGTTGGCATCAAGGGCAAATCAGTGCAGCAGGAACTAGTTCAGACCAGACAAGAATTAAACGAAATTGCGGACAAATTCCTAAGTGCAAAACGCAATGTGTATTTTGGTTGCGCCAAGTACGAAACGGGGGATAACAGGCAACAAGAAAACGCTAAGTACTTCAAAGCGTTCTGGATGGACATTGACTGCGGCCCTGACAAAGCCGTACCAAACCCTAAAAAGGGTAACAAGATTGAAGGCTACATAGACCAAGCTACGGGGATGCAGGAGCTTCAGCGGTTCTGCAAAACGGTCGGTCTGCCCAAGCCTACTATCGTGAATTCTGGACGGGGCTGGCACCTGTACTGGATTCTTGACGAGGTTATATCCCGTGGGCAATGGGAGCCGGTAGCTAAGCGACTGCTTGACCTGTGCCGGATTCACAACCTGATCGTAGACCCTAGCGTATTTGAGGCGGCGCGTATCTTGCGCATCCCCGACACTTTAAATTTCAAGGGTAGCCCACCAGCTAAGGTAGAAGCAGTAACGCTGGGCAAGACTGTGACGCTGGCACAGATGCGGGAAACAATAGGCGTTGTGGATGCGCCGGTTAAGAAGTTCGCACCGCGCCGTGACATCCAGCGTAGCGCCCTGACTCTATCCCTCATGGGGAATCGGATCGCCAAGTTTAAGACGATCATGATGAAGTCGGCAAAAAACGAAGGTTGCCAGCAACTAGTGTATTGCTTCAGGAATCAAGACACGATCAGTTACGACCTGTGGCGCTCGGCTTTGTCTATCACTGCGTTCTGTGAGGAAGGCGCAACGGCTGCGCACAAGATGTCGGAGCAGTACCCCGGCTATGACCCTGAGGAAGTCGAGATCAAGGTTCAGGACTTGCAGCGTAAGGGAGGCCCTCACTTCTGCACCACGTTTGAGAAGTGGAACCCCGGCGGCTGTGACGGGTGCCAGCACAAGGGCAAGATCACAACGCCTATCGTTCTGGGTAAGGAGATAGTCAGAGATGAGCCGACTGACGAGGGCTATGTAGTTGAGACTGAATCTGAGGAAGACGAGGAACCTGTACAAGTCGTCATACCCCCATACCCATGGCCGTACTACCGTGGCAAGACGGGCGGCATATACAGGGAAGTTAAAGACGACGATGACGAGCTGGTGTACGAGCATGACCTCTATGTAGTCAAGCGTATGCGCGACCCTGAACATGGCGAAGTTGCTTTAATGCGACTGCACCTGCCACGTGACGGAGTCATGGAGTTCACAGCGCCGCTGAACCAGATCATTGTCAAAGAAGAATTACGCAAGGTGCTAGCCAAGCAGGGAGTTGCCGGATACCCGAAGCAGATGGAGACCCTATCTCATTGCATTTTGGCCAGCGTCAAAGAACTACAAATATCAAAGAAGGCAGAACTTATGAGAACACAGTTCGGCTGGGTGGATAACGACAGCAAGTTTATTGTGGGCGACCGCGAGATAACTGCAGATGCAATCTATTACAGCCCCCCATCATCACACACCGCAACCATAGCGCAATGGATGACCCCTAAAGGTACGATAGAAAAATGGAAAGAAGTCTTTAACTTGTACAACAGACCGGGGCTGGAGCCGAATGCGTTTGCGGCACTTACGGGGTTTGGATCGCCGCTGCTTAAGTTTACAGGGTTGAACGGGGCCATCATCAACGTTATCTTTAAGAACTCTGGTAGCGGTAAGTCCACGACTCTGTATATGTGCAACAGCATCTGGGGGCACCCCGAGCGCCTTATGGCTATACCGCGAGACACGATGAACGCTAGGATGCACCGGCTGGGGGTCATGAATAACTTGCCGTTCACGATGGATGAGATCACCAATATGAAGTCCGAGGAGTTCTCAGACCTGTCGTACGCCATGTCACAAGGTCGGGGCAAAGACCGGCAGAAGGCATCAGCCAACGAGCTGCGCCTGAACATGACCTCATGGAATAGCTTATGTTTGGCTAGTGCAAACGCATCGTTCTACGAAAAGCTGGGCGCTTTAAAGAACACGCCTGACGGTGAGCGTATGCGGGTTATCGAGTACGAGATCGGATACAGCAACTCCATCAGCACAGAAGAAGGCAAGAATATGTTTGACCATGTGCTGCGTGATAACTACGGTTTTGCTGGTGACATCTACGCCCAGTGGCTTGTGGCTAATCGTGAAGAGGCTGTACGTAGCTTGCTAGAAGTACAGGCCAAGATAGATAAGGAGTTGCGCTTAACTCAGCGGGAGCGGTTCTGGTCGGCTATCGTGGCCTGTAACATAACCGGCGGGTTGATCGCTAAGCGTCTGGGCTTGATCGACTACGACTTGAAAGCTGTGTACAAGTGGGCTTGCAGCATGATCCGTGACGTGCGTAACGACAACGAGGCACCCATAGATGATGCAACTAATACCATCGGCGACTATATCAACCGGCACTTGCGCCACGTACTAGTCATCAACGGTGAGGCAGACCAGCGTACTAATTTAACCCCAGCCCCGCTACAGGAGCCATATGGGGAGTTAATAATCAGATACGAGCCTGACACCAAGCGCATGTACATCGTGGCTAAGCACTTCCGAGACGACTGTGTGAAGCGTCAGGTCAACGCCAAGAATACGTTGAAGCAGCTAGAGACCAAGAGCATATACCTAGGCTCGACTACACGCCGTATGACTACGGGCACCAAGATTAAGGGCACTCCTGTCCATGTGATGATGTTCGACTGCAGCACTCCAGAGTTCATCAGCATGGATGACTATATCCAGCCGGGGGCTACAGATGCGGATAGAGGGAGTGGTGTATCAGGTTAACTGGAAAGCGTTTAAGCGGGGGGCGTCGTTCTTTATCCCCTGCCTAAACCCTGACGAGGCTACGGCAGACATTATGTTTGTAGTCGAACGACTACAGTATGACGTTGTTACAAAAACAGTAATAGAGAATGGCGTTCAAGGTGTACGAATCTGGCGTGTCTGAGTTATACTAAACCCAGCAGAAGCGTTGTTAGCTCCTTCGCAACCTGCTCTCTCTCCTTCATGCTTAGTGCATACCCCGGCCAGTCCGGGGGTCTTTTTATCTACCCCTATCAGCGGCATCCACCGCACGTTCTCTGACTGGGTACAACTGATAAAACTTCTCCTCTACCTCCATACCACGTCGCGTATTTTCCCGCCGTTTTTCTACGGATTCAATGTAGCTATCAATCGCATCGTCATCGATAGTCAAGTCTGAATGCCTAAACGTAGAGTTAAATGTTTGGATTTCTCCCTGCACTTTTTTCGCAATATCATCTCTACCTAATTGATTTGCTTTCACAAACCTGCGAATGATGTCGCCCCGCGCAGTTTGAATCTGGCGTTTGTGTTTGTTGATAAACGCGTCCGCATCTTCAAGTTTAGCCAGCGTAGCAGGGCGAAAGCCCAGTGCCTGCATAAACAACACACCTTTTGTAAACTCCTCAGGGTCTATCTTTGACTCTAGCCCCGGCGTCTTAGCGCCTTCTTTACCCAGCCTGTATGCGTCAAATGGAGCACGTATAGTCTTAACAGGAATGAATTTGCTCACAGCCTTTAACGTATCGCCTTCTGCATAAGCTTTACCTGCTTTGTATATACCTGCAAGCGTACCCACTGCTGGAGCAGAGATAGTAACTGTGCTGTTGGAAAGCGCACTGTCAAAGTCGATAGAGTCCGGTGTGGTTCTAAAATATAGACTGCCTTCAGACAAACCAGAAGTAAAGTCTGCACCCGAAACCGTAGTAAGAACACCGTCGGCCATCATATCGCTAAGTTTATAACCCCCGATACTCACATTGCCATACTCCGCTGGCAGATACACTTCTTTGAACCAACGTGTAATGTCCATACCTTTCAAGATATCTTCATCGCCATCGTCGTCATCGCTAATCATATTAGCCAGCATCTGATACATACCCATTGCAAAGCTGACTCCAAACACGCCCGTGATGCCAGAACCAACCGCACCCATACTCAGAGACCCTAACAGTGCGTACGCAGCACCGCGTCTGGTGTTGCCCGGCAGAGGCTTTAACATTTCTCTCATGTTGCTGCCGTAGTAAAACGACGTAAAGAAAGCCCACTTATGGAACTGGATGGCTAGTCTAGCGACTGGGTTACGAGTCCACGACGGCATGTTTTCTGGTAGGAAGTTGTACAGCGCCTCATCTGTCACATCATGCGCAAACTCAACAGCTTCTTCCTTAGTCATTTTATTCTTTGTACCTAGGCGCGGAGTACTCATCGCCATCTTAAACGCCGTCAAGAATGTAACTTCACGAGTAACGCGCTCCGAGCCTTGGTGTAACGCGCCAGAGATTCGCACAGAGGCATCAAAGCCTTGTCCTAATTTAGAGGCGGACTCTCCTATGCCTTTCAGATACAGATCAAAAGTCTGCGTACCCTGTGTTGCAATACCACGTTTGTCCATCTCTTCTACCGCGTACTGCAGCAGGGGGTCGTTACGAACTAGTGCGGACGAACCAAACGACGGGAGCGTGTAAGACACGTTGCCATCTTTATCGACTTTAGTTACACCTACCTGTGCGTACGCGTGGCGAGTAAACTTACCCATCTGTTTAAGCACAGCTAGTGGACCAAAGTGTTTAGTAAGCACAGGGGTTGAGCGAGACGGCAACGCCCACAGATTGTTCATGAGCGCTCGCATATCTGTCAGGTGATACATGAACGTAAACTTAGTTGCGAAGTGCACAAGGTTATCGAACGTATCGTAGGCTCTACCGTTTTGCTCTGGTGGTGCTATGTTCCCCCGTATGCGGTTCTCCAGCGCCTTGATAAGTGCTTCGTCTTTTGCACGTGTGGTCTTGCCTTCGATGCTATCCACAGCCGCACTGAACGTTAGGCGCAACTTAGGCTGGTACTTAATAGCAGCAAGCTGCGAAGCCATACGACTACCAGCTGTCACAAAGCTGCGCAAACCGTCTTTCGAATAGCCTTCTACGTCTTTACGATGGATGAAAGCTTTTTGGAACTTAGTCTCTGGCAACGTCATTAAGTGCATCTGGAATACATCACGCGCCAGCGATTCTTTTGTTGCATCTGTAGTATTACCCAGCTCGCTAATCTTACGCAGCACATCTTTAAGGATGTCGCTGTTATCCGCCATGCGCTCACGCAGCGTATTAATATCATCGCCGTCGCTAAGCTCTTTGTTTTCACGCAAATCTGCTTCCGACCGGGCGTCACCTTTACGCTTCATGCCTTTCAGATACTTAGCACGGGCAGTGTTGCGCTTACCTTCACTCTCAAACATTTCAAAGCGCAGGTTATCTCCCCTGCCAGTTTGCAGCCAGAACCTACCAAAACGCATAAGCGGGAAGTACGGTGATATACGAGAAGCATCCCCATAAAGTTCTTCCAGTGTTTCTATTAGCTTCTCTTTAGACTCTTTGTTCATCTGCGAGTTCTGCACATTTTGGATTATTACCGCGTGTGCCAGTCTTGCTTGCGTGGTGTAATAGTCGCGCACCTTGTTGTACACCGTACGAGCTTCGGGGGTCAGAGCATCCCACATACGGTTTAGCTTGCCGTTAGACTTATTCTTAGACGGGTCTACGCGGGCAATTGTTGACTGGTGCATTACCTCGGCAAGGCGAATACCTTCCTTAGACTTCAGCGCCAGCCACTCCTTACCCAGCGACTCAACCAACTTCATCTGCCCAAGCTTGAAAGTGTTCGCCCCCCGCATCAACTCTTTTATGATCTCACCCTGCTTAATCTCAGCGCGTTTCATGGTCCGGAGTAAAGCATCGGTAGGTACTTGCCCCAGCCAGAACTCACGAGCGGTACCGGTCAGGTTGTAGTAGTTCTCTACAAAGTAGTTGAGGAAGCCTTCAGCGGTACGTGCGGCTTTCTGCGTCAGGCCTATAGCTGCCAGCTGATCTTCAAAGATCGGGGTGTTTAGCTTAGCTTCTTCAGCGTCAGCTTTAGTTTCTTCTTTCGCCTGTGTAGTCGTATTCTCTGCGTCGTTTTGTTTAGCAGCTAACGGCCCACCTAAATCATTACGCGCAAGCTCAGCAAGTGCTTTATCGCTAGGCTTCTTAGCCGCCATGATTTCGTTCGACACCAGCAACAGGTCTTTCAAGCCGGACTTCAAGCTTGGGTCTACACCAAACATGCGCATAAGAATTTCAACGAAACGGTCAAAGCCCGTAGTCTTAGTAGATATGCCCGGCACTTCATCCCGCAAGAACAACTTCATGCTTGGGTCAGTCAGACCGTAGGCGTAGAACTCCTGAATATTTGTGAACGCACCAGCCTCTGCCAAACGCCCAAGACCAGAAGGCGCAGTGCCAGCCGCTGTAAGCTTTGCATAAGTCTCACGGGCGCGGTCCATCAAGTCACGCAGTTGATACACAGCTTCCGCTAGGCGGGCCGGTACCGGCGCATTTTGTTTTTCTGCTAGTTCAACATATATAATCTTTTTAGCACCGGATGCGTGCATAGCCTCGTGCAGCACAATCTCAGAGTTTATGCCTTGATCCACACCGTAGCTGCTGCCGCGCAGAAAGACCCCACCACCTAGTGTGTATGGTATGTATGCACCTACAGCATCGTCGTCTAGTAGCTCCTTAGCGCGTGGCTCAACGTCAGTCGTATCGGTCTCAACAACTTGTAGCGAAGTATCCGCAATAGAGTCTATGTTGTCGTCCTGCAACAGACGCGAAGCAAGTTCAGACTCAAGCTGGTTAGGCGACTCAGCAATATAAATAAGCGCACCGGTCAGACTAGTCAGTTCTTTAAATATAGGGTCTGGGCGCATGTCGAGCTGCTGCTCGATACGATAGATGTCGCTTTCAGACAGTCCTAGTTCTTCTTGTTCTTCGCGGCGTGTAGCAGCGAGGATGCGTGGGTCGGTAGTCGGGTTTTTGTTAAAGACCGACTTGATCTGGTTTGGTTCAAAAACGACAATCTCGTTGTACGCTTCGTTGATAATTCCGTCGTAGCCCTGCGCAATTAACTCAGCCTTATATTTCTCGGTGATATACATGGACACCATGCGATCAGTCACGTCCGCAACTTTAGCGTCCTCACGGGCTTTGCTGCTAAGAAATACTCGTTTTAACTTTTCTAGCCGTGTTAATTCTTTTTTATCAGTAATGACTAACGGGTTTTGAATGCTTAAATACACGGGATATATAACCACACCTTCGCGGTTACGCCCGTACTGTGATGAATATATAGGGTCAGCTGAAAAGTAAACGCCCTCGTTAGCAAAAATAAGCTCTTTACCAAGCCGCCGCTGAACCTCTGCACCGCTAATAATTTCTTCAGCATCGACCACACCGGTGTGGTAAACCTGCAATGGGTTGCCGTTTTCGTCCACCACTTTACTATCGCCGAACCACTTATTGAATGCGTCAGTGAATGTGCGGCGTGTAGCAGCTAGTGGTTTACCCAGAGCTTCTTTCTTAGCTTTGCCTTCTGCACGAGCTTTCTTGTACTCCGCAGACTTGCGCTCTCTTTCAATCAGGGCTTCTGGCTTAGGTGGTATCTCGTGGTAGTCCTCAAGCTTAGCAGTGCCTTCGTGCAGAGCCTTGGCTCGCTCCCGCAAAGCAGCGGGGAGGCTGCGGATATAACCTTTAGCGTCGATGTAGCCCTGAGCCATACTGCCAGTACGTTGGGATATACCGTAGACAATCGCCCGCATCTGATCTGCGTACATATCGCGCAAAGCTTCTTTGTACTCAAACTCGTCTGGCGTCTCAAACGTCTCCATGGCCTGACGCTCGCTGAACTCTTTGGCCTTAGCAATAAGCAGGGCAACGTCACGATTAAACTTGCCAAGTGCTTTTGATTGCGCAGTCTTCTCGGCTTGCGTCTTTGAAGTTTCTTTTACTTTAGGGCCAGCACCGGGTGCACGTTTACGTGGCGTACCAGCTTTGGTTAGTGCCTGCTCTGCCTTCTTGACTTCAGCAATCTCAGACGGCTCGACTTCAAGGGCTTCGTTACGACCAGCTTCGAGGGCTAGTGGTTCGAACTCTGCAGGGGCTAGTGGCTTGTATCCTTTTTTCTTTCTACTTTCACGAAGCGCTTGAGCTTCCTTGGATATAGCTACACCACTTTCTGCCGCAGGTATTTTTCCACCCGCTTCTTCTAGCGCATCGTACAACGCAGAACCTATACCCCGACGACGTTCTCCCTCCCCTACGGATACGTCAATAGGACCACCGTTCGGCATGTAAGTTAAGCGACCTACTTCTTTACCCGCATCATTTTTTGCAACTAAAGATATGGGTTCGCCATACTCAGCGCGTACTAAACTTGAAAATGCAGAAGGGGTTGAAACAGGTTCAATTGTAATAGCTTCACCATCTTTTAGCGTTGTCTGAACCGGTTTTACTGCGGATGCGGCTGGCTTGGCGGGTTCCGCTTGTCTTTCTTCTTTTGCTTCGACGGCTTTAGGGGCTTGAGCGACACTAGGTTTCTCCGTGGTCGTTGTGGGTTGCGCTGCAACAGCTTGCTGGAGATTAGTGCGGGCACGGTTTAGCGCAGCTTGAGTTTCAGGCGTACCCAGTTTGTTCTTATACGCAGCATCTTGATAGTCGATTATCGGCTGGCGCAGTGACTCGGGCACGAACGCTGGAAACTCCGCCGCTGTTTTGATACTGCCGGGGCGTGAGTCCCACTGCCTTACGCTAAGCTCGTTGCCTTTTTTGTCCTGTATATAAACGTCCTGAAGACCCTCTGCAATAACAGCCTGTCCTGCTGGACCAAAGTCGATAACCGCCGACGCAGAAAAATTGCTCTTCTCACGGTCTGTTGGGCGGCGCATCTTGGCACCGGCTGGCGCTTCTTCTTTAACTTCTGCTTTTGCTTCAGCGGGTTTAGCCGCAGCCGGTGCAGGAGCCGCAGCGCGCTCAAACGCAGGACCAGCGTCGTCAGGGCGTTGGCCGTCTAGTTCTTCCAGCCGTGCGTATGCTGCGTCTTGATATTCTTCAGGCGTAGGGTTCCTAGCAAGAGTGCTGCGCGTCCAGCTTGCGCCTAGTATCGGACCCAGATCAGGCGTAGCCTCACGTGCGAATGCTTTAGAGATGTCAGACTCAATGCGCCGCTGGTTTGCGTCTAGTGAAGCACGCTCAGTTCTTTCTCGTGCATCAAGCTCTCCAGTAATACTCCTAGCAGTATCCAGTCCTCGGTCGAAAGCTGACTTAGGTCCTCGGGGGGTTCTATCTGCCCCGCTAGGCACAGCAGCGCCGTACTCATCTGCTGAGGGTTGAGTGACATAAGACGGTGGCTCAGGTAGTTCACTTGGTGCCTCCATAGACATAGCCGCACGTTCAGCACGGCCTTCAGCGGTACGGCGTTCATCCTCAGAATCTTGCCGTTGTATTGCACGGCCACCCACATCTTGTCGCGCTTCCGCAGCTATATCGCGCTCGGCCATCAAGCGAGCATCATCTTGCATATAGCCTTGGCGCTCGTACTCAGTAGTGCGGGCTTGCACACGTGCTTCGATAGGCGGCGTTACTGGTGCACCTTCAATACCTTCATTACGCGCACGCTCCATAGCGGATAGCGTTGGGCCGGGCGGTGCATCAACTTCAATACCCTCGTTACGAGCTTTCTCCAGCGCAGACAGTGTGCGGTCAGGCGTTGGCGTATCTGTCTCTAGGTCTGGCCTACGTGTCGCTTGCAGACCTTTGAGTTCTGG